TGACATTGCAGGCTGTTGCTGACTTAGATCCAGACAGGATCATTGAGTCTGTGTATCATACTCGGCAGAAGTTTTATGAAGGGCTAAAAACCTTTGAGACTTTCGGCAAAGGATGGACGCGAAGAAACAAGGAAACTCTTGAAACGGCCCTTGAGATGGCAACGAAACCTGTATAGAGAAATTGAGCGGGTGGTCCAACATTGTTTGTTGGTTAACGTGCTACCGAATGCGCCCATTCACACGGCCACCCGCACGATCTTTCTTAGAATATAATTGCTACCAGGGCCATTACGGCAATGCCACTGGCAAAGCCTGCAAACGCGCCGACCGCGCCTGCAATCTCAATCTTCTTTTCCATTTCCTCTTCGCTCATATCGTTCCCCCTACCTTAGTTTTTTTCTTTATGCTGCGCTGATGATCCTGCCATTTGGCTGCGTAGATTAACTCATGCTTGACGGCGTGATCCAGATCGCTCTGAAGTATGTCACGAAACCTGTTCTTTAGCTTTCTTTTGTAATGGCCCTTTGAAGTATCTCGCCTAATGCGAACAGGCTCTCTAGCTGCTGCTTGAGGTTGTGCCGGTTCTGTTTTTTTGCAGTCTCGATCATGATTGATAGTTGACGTTGGCTTCGGTCCAGTGCCTGCTTGCCTTCTTGGTTCATCGTTTTTCTGCCTTCCATCGATAAATTTTATTCCGTATTTTTTTGCGATATCAACAACGGTTTTATACGGTATTGACATAAGAGCAGATGCTTCTTTCTTTGTCAGCTTCATTTCTGCTGCCTTGATGCACTTGATTATATCTTTACCGGTCATTTCTTTTTCCTTCCGTCTGTCTCCCATGTGATATTGTGCTTGCGGCAGAAGGCACTCAGCAATGCTTGTGACATATCTAGTTTTTCCGCCGCCTTTACTTGCGTTACTTCCCCAGCCAGATCTTCAACCACGCCAATCAACTCCCGTCTTTGACGCGCCTTCATTTGCTTCCAGGTCTCCATCATTCTTTTCCTAACTGTGCGCCCAGGATCTTGAGGCAATTCTTGTATCGCTTGTCGATCTCTTCTTTGAACCCGTCCGATAGCTTGTCGATTGACTGCTGGTTCTGCTCGATCAGCTCGCGCAGCAAGGTCATTCGCTCCCGTGGCGGTATCACTGTCCCCTCTTTGGTGGCCTCTAGCTTGGTATAGGCTGCAATTAGCTTAATGAGATTAGCGGTAAAGTCTTGCGCGTCTCCCGATCCCTTCTCCTGGCCAATGTGGTTCTTCAGTGTGAGCATATCCCCGGCGGGTGGTGCTGGTGGCGGCTGCGTAGATTGAGCCTGTTGCTTTTGCGCTGCGGCTTTGCGTGGCACAGCATCGATCTCATTGAGGCTGGCGTATGTACCGCCGTGCAGGCCAATGGATGCTAGTGCGCGGCCAATGGCACTTGTCTCTGCATTCTCCAGGGCGCTTGTTTTGTTGACGTTACCCTGTCCCCGGATCTCTTCAGCCATGCCGGAGCCGACGATCATCCCGGCGCTGTTAGTGATCGCTGCTTTGATAACAACTCGCTTGCCATCATCCATCAATATCTCGGTATTGATCCCGTGATCTGTGCCGAATGCTTTGCGGAATGCTTCGACGCGCACAAAAACCTCTGTGTATTTCTTGCCGCCGCGCTGCGTCACGCCGTGCGTCCGATTGAGATCGTTCACCTCGGCCATTGCTTTTTGTAGTTCACTCATTTGTTTGCTCCCTTTTTTCTTTCATCATGTGTGCTATTTGACAGCCCTTCCCCCATTGCGTGTTGGCGTGTCCAATAATAACCTGACAATTCGGTGGACATTTTATGCCCTTCCTGCGCTTTCGATCTGATCCGTTTAGTAGCCGATACTTGCAGGTGATAGTTTCCGGCGGTTTTATTCTTATATCGTCTATCAAGCTGAATACATATTCATAAGTCTGCAATTTACGGTTCAGATCTTCTGTCATTTTGGAAAGATATTTAATTTCATCAAGAAGTTTCTGGTCGTTTGATAGATCTTGACTCATTTGCTTACCGCCTTCATTCTGTTTAGCTTTGCCCGACAGGCGTTTCTTCCCCAATGATTTGCTTTTCGCCCAGGCTTGCCCGTGACTTGCACCCAACAATCGTTTTGGCATTCTTTGTTGTATGGCTTGCTTAGATACTTTCGCAAAGAACATTGCTCAAATTGGATTTGCTCGGTTACAATCTTTGAAACCTCAACGATCTTCATTTGATCCTCACTGTTACTGATGAATTGCCCATTTGGTATTCGCAACCCGGCACAAGCTCCCCTGCGTCCATCTGTTTCTTGATTGCGGTCATGTCTGGCTTGACTGTGACTGTTGTTAGCTGGCTTGGAATGTCGTGCGGATCAACCACCACAACTTTCTTGCGCGGCTTGGTCCGGCTGACTGTTGCCAGAGGGTGCTGGATCTTAGTCTGCCCCATTGCATCGAGCAAGTGTCCGATCGTGATCGAGAGCGCATCTTGTTTGGCTGACAACCGCTTTGCTCTGGCGGTGTAGGTTGCTGCTAACTCTTTCACTGACCCTTCGTAGATTGAGCATTCGGTGCGCTCCTGGATAAGCTTGCCCAAGATGTCCATTGCATCGGTCTCGCCATCGAGCGTGTCCAGAAAGGTGTCCTGGTCGTCGCCGGTCATTAGCCGGATCTGATCGGCCATGTCTCGGATATCTTCAAATTTAATATACATATTTTGCTCCTGATTTTGTGACGGTCCATATGATTTCGCCGTTGCCGTATTGGTTTTTGTGACGCCGCCCGGTGTCTTCTATCAATTCCATTTCTTGCAGTTCCGTTAGGCGTGGTCTTATGCTAGTGATAGGTAGCCGCAAAGAGGCGCTTATCTGCTCCCCTGACCCTCCTCCCAGGGTCGATAGCGCTCGCAGGGTCTCCAATCTCCTGCCTGTCACCTTTGTGGCCACCTGGTGCGCCGCCGCCACCTCAGTGTCCCCTGCATGGCGGTGGTGCATCTTTTTGGTACTAACCTCATAGATCTTCATCTTCTTCCTCCTCGAATATTGCGCCTTCTCCCTGGCACCGTTCACAATCAACCGGGTCTTCGTATGGCTCCCCGATATCCCGATCAAAGCTCTGTCGCCGGTAAGTGACCTCAACAACCTTGCCATCACCATCGCAGTCCGGGCATACCACTGACGCCCTCTCGCGCTGGTCTTGAAATATGTCTTTCACTCTGCCCATCACTTGCTTTCCTCTGGCTTGTTGCCGGAGCAATGTTTGCAATACTCTTTCGGGGCAGCGCCACACTTGCGGCAAGCTTCTGAAAGTTTCCTCATGTTTGACATTACAAAATCCCCGCAAAAAAGAATAAAAGGTAAAAGGTGAGAAACAGGCTCAACACTCCGATGGTGTCTTTTAACCACTCTTTCCAATCGTTCATTATAAAAATCCTCCCGTTTTAAACTGAATGTATTGCGTTACGTTTTCTTTGATATCGTCATTAAACTCGGCAAACATACGGTCGGCAATCGAGGTGACTTGCGCCACAAAAGCAGGCCAATCTTGGTCTGCCTCCCAACAGAAGGTCGCAAGCGCCAGGGTGCGATTGTAACTTTTTACATTCCCGCTTTCTAAAATAGTTTCAACTATCTCAATCTGTGCCGAAGCACCGTCTACCATGTTAGATGCTGTGTGCCGTTCCATTACTGAACCCTCCCTGCTAGTTTTTTGAATGTGCTGCAAGCCCGGTCAATGCCGTGTGTGCTGGCTGCGTCTGTGAATTGTTTGCACGTTACGTTGTGCCCGTTGTTGTCGTGAAGTTGAACCACAAAGCTCTGTTGCGTGTCGCTCTCTGCAATCACAAGATAGCCTGCGTGATAGTCAACTTCATGCGTTTCTGTTTGCCATAGAGTTTGCATTACGCCGCCTCCACTTTGCGAGTTACTTTGAAACAGTAACCGCCATCATCGCTTACAAACACCATGCCATCTTGTGTGTGTCCGCCCATGTAGTTGCCTTCCCATCCAAGCTTTTCTGCAAGGGCCATAGCGGCTGCTGTGTGGTTGCCTTCAGCGTTTAATGAATAGTCGGCACTCAGTGTAACGGATGTATAGTTGCCGGTGTGTGTTGCCTTGTAACGTGAACCGCGATGATCTGTTGGCCCGAGATATTTTGTTGTGATGGTTTGCATTGTCCTAGTCTCCTGTTGTGTTGTCCTGTGAATTAAACTAAGGTGATATCACAATAGGGTCAATACCTAATTTAAAGTTTTTTTGAATTGGGTTTATCCTACTGATAAGAAAGGAAAGAAAGTTGAAATATCAAACCAAACTAGAGGAAAAGAAAGCCTTAGTGGTCCGATTACCTGCTGGGGTCAAAGCTCGTTTAGATAGCGCTTCGCAGTCCCAGGGGATATCACAAAGCCGGTTAGCTTCTGAGCTGATATCAGAAGGGCTTAATCAATCTGTGAGCTTAGAAGCGATCTTGGATGATGTCGGAGTTGTTGCAGATGATGACACCGACCAGACTGACATTGAAACGTGGCTCAATCGCATATGACCAGCACCTATATATGGCTCCCTGGTCAACCGATCGGCAAAGGTCGGCCCAGGTTCACCAGGACCGGCAGGGTCTACACGCCGGAGAAAACGCGCAAGTTTGAGCATCGATTATCTGCGGCTGCGTCTGACTACATGGCCTTGCACAACCTGGAACCGACAGAGAAGCCGTGCCAGATGGTTATCAAAGCCCAATTTGAAATCCCTAAGAGCTGGACCAAAGCAAGGAAGGCGGCGGCTGCGGCTGATATAATTTACCCCGGAAAGCCTGATATTGATAACATTGCCAAGATCGTTCTGGACAGCTTCAATGGCGTGGTTTTTGAGGATGATGCCCAGGTGTATGATCTCAAGGTATTCAAGCGATACGCAGAGGAGCCGTGTTTAGTCACGACTGTGACCTGGTAACGAGAAAGCCCCTGCAATTTCTTGCAAGGGCTCCAGGACTAGGTTACATTGGATTTGAACAGTCAATGCAGGGTCAGAATATAGAAGCCCTGCCCAAATGAAAAGGGTTAAAACGATGTCGCATTATATGACTGCACTTGCGATGCAGCAAAAGGGATTGAAGCCAGCAACCAAGGTTGTCTTGTATTGGCTGGCAGATCATCACAACAGCGAGACCGGCGCTTGTTTCCCCAGCCTCACCACACTTTCAGAAGAATGCGAGATGTCAAAACGGGCTGTACAGATGCACATTGAGCAACTGCATCAAATAGGATTGATCGAGAAGGTACAGCGCACCCGCAGCAATGGTAGTAAAACAAGCAATGGATATCGCTTAAAGCTAACAAAACAAGAGTGGCAAAATTTGCCAGGGGCTATGGCAAAATCTGCTAGTGCCCCCGTGCAGAATTTGCCAGTCCTTAACCTTGTAAGTAATAACCTTGGAAATATAACCTCTAAAGATATGTCCATTTTCGATGATCTCTGGAAGATCTATCCAAAGAAGGTTGGCAAGGGTACAGCTCGTAAAGCTCTGGCGACAGCAATGAAGAAAGCTCCGATCGATCAGATCCAGCATTCGCTCTCGCTCTTCGTCCGATCATGGGGCAATCAAGATAAAA